ATACAAGCCATATACCATTTTGATTCCATTCCAAAGTTTCTTGAATGCATTGATAATCATATCGATAGGTTTAAACTTTTCAAAGAATTTACCAACTGCATCTGATAGTTTCTTGAATAAATCAACAATACTTTGTAACCAATCTGGCCAGCCATCCATTAAAACAACCTTAGTGTATATTTTTTCAATCCATTTGTGGATACCACCAAGAATATCCGGAAGTCCGCCGATATCTGTTCGGAAAAGTTTATTAACAAGACTAGTGATAACTGGTAATACCGTTTCAACTAATCTCTTACCAAGTACCAACAATATCTTAAATACTCTACCGAGGTCAATACCGACATCAACCATTTTCTTAAAGAACGTTTTTGTGAACTCTATATTCTTTGTTCCTGCAGAGAAAGCTTTAACCATACTGTTAAAGGATTGCCAAACGAAATCGAATAAGTCACTTAAAATTTTTCCGGAACCAGCCAAACTTCTAATAAGTCCTTCTGAAATTCCATCCGTAATAATATTAATATATGTTAGCAATGACTTTATGGCTCGCTCACCAACACCAAATGCTTTAAAGAATGCATCAACAATATCAAAACCATCTAGCATTCCATTTATAAATCCTTTTATAGCATCTTTAATATTAATAAATATATCAATACTCTTAAGAATTATCTCATTGAGAACTCCCATTAAGTAACTAAGACGCGCAGTAGTTGTCTCGCTAGGTGCTAGTGATTCAGCGAACTCTCTAAATGACTTAGTCATAGCGATTAACTTTTCGGCCGTAACTTCTGGGAATACGTTCTCTAATGACTTTTTAAACAAATCAATATAACTAGTTAATGCATCCCAAGAAGCAGCAATGCCGGCAAATAAATCCGTTCGTCCACCGGCATCGTGCCATAACTTGAGCATTGCATTTCTTGCTTCGGTAGAGGCACTGAATACATCAAGTAACACTTCACACAACGCTGTCCAAGTTTCAGTAGCCTCATCTTTGTTACCGAAAATATACTCAAATGAATTCATCCATCCGGTTGAGATAGCATCCTTGGTAGCATCAATAGCATCGCCCAATGACTTTGCTTCCTGTGAGGCTCTAAATGCTTGTTCACCAAGAGTACCCAACTCAATGCCATATTTTTCTGCAAAAGCAATCGCTTCGGCGGTATATTCACCATTTTCCTTCTTAAGTTTTGACATAATAGAAGTAATGGTCAAACCCGTTTCTTTAGAAACTCCTTGAATCTTGGTAAAGAAGGCATTATAGTCCGTTAAAGTTGCCATCAAGACATCTTTGCTAAACCATTTTGTTGCTAGAGTGCTTGAGAAATTACCAACTTCAACATCTCCATGATTAATTTTACCCATAGCTTCTGCTTTAGCAATAGCAAACTCTTTGAAAGCTTTCGTGCCCATACCAGCATTTTCAATAGAACGCCAGTCCATTAAGTTAACATAACCTAAACCCATTGACTGAGATAAGTTATACATTGCACGGGAAGCTGTTGCTGGGTTCTGACCAGACATACCAGCCCATGATGCAATACCTTCCATGGCAGATACTGCGTCTTTTAACTCTACGCCGACTGCAGTAAACTTACCAATGTTAGAAGTCATATCAGTAAAGCTATAAGAAGTTTCATCAGTAAATTGATTCAAATCTGATAATGCTTCATTAACCTCTTCGACGCTCTTACCAGTTGCTGACATAATAGTCTGCACGGATTTCTGCTTTTCGTTATATTTGTCCCAACCAGAGCCAACTTGAGCTAATGTCATTGAGTTAACAAAGTTCATTCCTTGATTAGCCAACCCAATAATCTTATCTTCAACTGCAGATAATGCTTTCACACCTAGCATTCCAAATACTGAAAATTTATCAACGATCGTATCCAATGCACTTTGCAATCCTGAGAAATCTAATTTATTAATGGCATTGCTGACCATTTGGAATCCATTTTGTGCGTTTTTAAATTGCATTCCATTATCTAATTTTGTAACTGCTTTTAGCGATGAATCAACTCCGTTAAGGAATTGTTGATTATCCATCGACATTTCAACAACGCGTTCGTCAATCATCTTACCATCACCTTCCAAATATCATCGGCAATACCATCAAATATTGGTTTAAGTGCCGGATTAATAAAATCAATACCTTCAACATATCCACCATTTCTAGTTCCATGCCCATATTGAATTAAAATAACAAGAGGTGTTTTTCCATCACCAGCCATCTTGTCATTCTTGTAAATAAGTTTTGTCCTACCACGAGTACTTTGAATTTCGTATGACCAGTTGGCTGCGGTAGCACCAGTATCTTTAGGCGTTGCTTTTTGTAAAGCAGCTAATCCTTCTTCTGCGTACCGAGCAATGATCTCTTTCGTAAATGTATTTCGTTTCATGAAACTTAAAAAACTTTTTGTTTTCTTAAGTTCACCTTTCTTCTTAATTCTAATGCCCATAATTATAGTTTGCGCCTCTGTTGATTCAATTTTCGATGCATGTCCATAACTTCTTGTTTTGTCATCTTTTCAGGGCCTTTGTTGTTTTCTTCGCAACAATGTATTACTGTTAGTAATCTATTGAGATTCCAATGTTCACATTCGATTGGAATATTTAACGAAAACATAAAGCTGTAAATTAGTTCAGATGTTATGAACTGTGCATTATGTGCCACATGTTTACGTGAAGTAACATTGCGGTTTGAAAATGTAGTAGCGGTCATAGGATCCTCAACATACTTTATAATTTCGTTAAACATTTCATTCGTTAAGAAAGAATATGTTTCGTCTGGTATTTCATCTCGATTGAGAGTCATACACTTAATATAGTCAAGTACCTGCTCGCCAGTTTTATTGGCAATCTTGCCTTCAACGATGAACGGTACCTTCCATTTTGATTCCCATAATGATAGAGAATAGAGAGAATGCTCGAGTTTAAGTGTCCGCTCTTCTGTGTAAATGAATAGGTTTCTACCTTCATCGTATTGTTCGCCTTTCGGAATTAAAAGCTTAAGCATTCTCTCACCTCCTTTATTTAACTTCTACTGGTAGCCCTTGAAGAATCTTGTCTGTCTGCTCAGAGACCTTTTCTCTGATGTCTTTAGGCATCACGCCCTTGAAGAATTCAACGGCCTCATCAGTATTGGTCATAATTTCTACAAACAACGCTTCATAAGCTGGAGAGTCATAGAAATCATTCCAAATTTCGTCAGACTTCTTAAAGTGAAGACCATCTTCGGTCTTAATACCATAAGATTCTTTAATAAGATCTTCAAATAGCTTGTACAATCCAACTCGATCGTTGCTCATAGCCATTGAACGAATCTTATTTTCGAATCCCTCACCATACTTGGCAGCTAATTTAGCGAGTTCATCCTTACGCAAATTGAAGTGGTAAGTTTGTTCTCTATCATTGTCATTGAAATCAGTGAATTTAATAACTTTACTGTACATAAATTAATCTCCTTTTTAATTAGGCTTAAGCGCCCTTCATCATATCGATAACTTCTTTAGGTGTTGGTAAGTTAGCAGCCTTAGCAGATGTTCCGTAAAGTAAATCTTCCAAAGCCTTTAACTTTTCAGGTTTAGCCTTTGTTGAATCAATTGCAATATGAGCAATTGGCTTCATACCTTCAACAACTAAAGGTGTAGTAGTGATTTCCCAAGATAATGTTTGTGCATCTGGGTTTTCATTAATAGTACTATAGTCACGCTGAGCTGGTTGCGCCATTGCATTCCATACTAGGTGTAGCTTATAGCCATAGTCTTGATTCTTAACATCATTACCAATTAATGTACGATAGCATAGACCGAACTTAGAACGGGACTGACCAGCAACCTTAACGCCAGGTGCTGCTTCTAAAGTACCGTCACAAGCATCAAATTCTTCTGGAGAAGAGAATGCTTCAACTGTAACACCAAATTCTTCTGCAGAATATAAGCTTAAATATTTAATATTGTCGGCGTATTTCTTTTGTTCTTGTGCACCAGATGCCTTGTTAGAAATCTTAGTAACACCATTCCAAGCTACGCCAAGAGAGTAATCTTTTGTTGCTAATTGATATGGATATAGAACGACATGGTCTACGCCAGTTTCAAATAAACGTGCGCCTTCCTCGTCCCAAACCAATCTTTTTGCTGTTGCTGCTGGCATTATTTTTTATCCTCCTAATAATGAACCAAATATACTTCGTGATATAAATTATCAGCAGTATATGATCTGTCGAAACTTATCCCATATTTTGAAAACTTATCCAACATATCTAATCCGACACGAATATCATCCGGGTTAGTGGTTATATATGTTACACTGTAGGAATTGTTATTGAAATATGTTAAGTTGTCGGCATTTCTTAAATTACGTCGTTGTAATTTATAAACAATACATGGATATTTCATAGCTGTATTCGGTGGTTTAGAAAAATAACAATTCTTTTTATCGATATTATTCTTTTCTAAAATATCCTGCAACATCTTATGAAATTCAATTCGGTCTCGGGCCATTATAGACACCTCCTAAACTAATAACCAATCTAGGAAACTCAACCGAAATATCGCTAATCTTCCAATAGGAACCAAAATATGAAAGGTATCTAAGTTTGTCTAAATGGTCTCGTAAATATGGATTCATAACAACCGAGATTTTAGCTGAGACATTGACGTTTGTGTTAATATCCTGGGAGTCACTACGTCTAACTCTGACATCAATAATGTCACCAGTAAGTTTTTTCTCAGTTATTGTGTCTTCCCATACTCCCGGTGCAGTTTCTTCATTAACTGCAAAACCAATAACTCCTACCCATTTATTCATACCTAGATACCTCCATTATTTTAATTAACCACCAACGTGAGGTGTAACAGCTGCTGGCTTGTATCTACCAGTAATTCCACCAGCTTCGTCAGTTGTTATAACCTTTTCTTCACTGAAAGCGATTGCTGAGAATGGCTTTGTTAAGGCACCAGAGCAACGTGTTTCAAGTAAGTACTTCTGTTGGTTGTAGTCGATATCGAAGTCTTCGAACATTGAAACTTCTCCACCCTTATCGGCACCGATTGTGTAGTCATTTAAGTTAACGGCAATTGCTAAGCTCTTACCCATAATTTCTGTAGGCATCTTAACTACTTCACCAACCATTAATACTGTCGCCAATTCAGCAGGTGTCTTATAGAGACGACGTCCGTCCTTGTCCTTTAATAGCATTAAGCGTGTAAATAAGTCCTGACGAATGAACATTGTTGGGTTACCAGAACCACGGTATTCATCCATAGCAATAACAAATTCATCCACAAACTTCTCAGCAATAGCCGCAATATCAGCGCCAGTTAACTGCTTCTTAATAGTAAATAAGTCTGCATCAGCAGCAATTGGTCGAATATGATCTGTTCCGATCTTGTCATCAGATGAAGCTAAACGACCATCACCAACGAGAACAGCACGTGCTAATTCCTCGTCAATCATTAATCTCATTTCACCCTTTGTGAATGCAATTACATCCATATCTGTAACATCAATAATGTCGTCACGGTTGAACTTCTGCTTCTTGAAAATTGTTGTAGGAGTTGTAACTCTCTTTAAGAGTGAGAATACTTCTTCCTTCTTCAACTTGCCCTTAATATAACCCTTTGCACGAGCATCATCTTCTGTGATGTTGGCAAAGATGGAACGGATACGACTAAATGGTGTATGACGTGTACCATTCATAACCTTAGCAACCCATTCTGTTTGTCTCTTAATAAATTCTGGAGAATCTGTAATATTCTTAGCATCTGGGAATAATAAACTTAAATTCTCGATACCATACTCTTCAGCATGTGCTAATACAGAGTCACGTAATGAACCATAGCGCTTAATATCTCCTATAGCAGCCTGTGTAATTTCATTAGCATAACCCTTGATTTCTGCATGACTTAATACATTCTCGTCATACATTTCTGTTGAACTGTCAAATAGATTGTGTTTCATGTCTTTTTCTTCGTCCTCATCCTCTTCGTCGGCTTCTCCGCCATCTTTAGCATCTTCTAATGCTTTTGCCACCATGAAATTTAGTAGCTCTTTTTGATCGTCATTTAGAGTATCATAAATTTCTTTTACTGTTTTACCAGCAGGTGCTTTCTTCTTGTCTTCCACGTTTTCTTCTCCTTTAGCCTCTTCTTCGGCATGTTGTAAAACTGGTTCTTCTGTCTTAGCAGGAGCTTCATACTCTACTTCTGAGTGGGAAATGCTCTCGTCTTCGATGAATGAAATGTATGCTTCATCAGCTACTTCTTCGTAGCTACCATCTGAGTGCTGCAGGGATACGTTGTCAATGTAAGCACCCTTGTTAGCCCCAGCTAAAACCAAACTAACTTCCTTGATATCACCATGTAATACATTACGACTTGGATCTTGTTTTAATCCTGTCGCAAAGATTGATAATGCTGTGATATCACCATTACGGACTAATTCCTTAGCCGTTTGACCATTTTCGTTGTTGTTAAATGAACAATAAGCATATACACCACCTGGTCTGTTCTGTAGCAGTGCATGCCCTAAAATATTAGATGCATCATTATGCTGATGGTTCCATACTAAAGGAACTTTCATACCATCGTTTTTAACGAAAGCATCTTTCTTAATTGTGCGACCATCACTACATAGAATATCGTTTCTAGTAGCCCAACCGCTAAAATCATACTTCATTTAGTTGCCTCCCATTTTGATTTATTGTTCCTCATTTCTTAACCTATTTATCAACGCGACGTATTCTTTAT